GAGGATACAAAGAAGGTAAGACTTCACAAAACCCCAAATGAAGAGTTAAACTTCCAGTTATGCGCTGAAACTATTGCGCGAGAAAGGACTGGAATATGACCGAAACGACAAGAAAAGTAGGAAGACCCATGGGTAAGCTCCATCAAGACGATGTACGCAAGAAAATCCAAGTGGGTCAATTAATAAAAGTGCTTGAAAATCATGCACTTAGCGAAAATGAAAACGAAAAAGAAATCATTCCCAGCAGAATGAAGGCAATACAGATATTGCTGAATAAATCATTACCTGATTTAAGTTCTATGCAATTGACGGGGGATGATGAGAAGCCAGTAGTGATCGAGCACAACATCGATGTGTTCGGTGAGTTGCTGAAAAACATTAAGCTCAAGAGGCTGGCTGAGGAATGAGCGTTGCAGAGGCCATCCTTGATGATCCAGCCTTTCAGAAGGAGTTCGCCAAGAAGACGGTGGTTGAGCAGGCCGTTATCAATTGGCGACTAGGGTGGACTGCATTACAAGCGCATAAGCATCAGTTGGAGCCCGATGGGGATTGGTGGAACATATGGCTGATGCTCGCCGGCCGCGGAGCAGGTAAGACGCGAGCCGCGGCAGAGACACTGGCGGCATGGGCATGGGATCAGCCTAACACTCGATGGCTCGTATCAGCGCCTACTAGCGGTGACTTGAAGGGAACATGCTTTGAGGGCGACTCAGGACTACTCAAGGTGATCCCGTCGGTACTGATCGAGAAGTACAACAGTAGCCTGCATGAAATACGCCTGATCAATGGATCGTTCATCAAGGGGATACCTGCAAGCGAGCCAGAGCGGTTCAGGGGGCCGCAGTTCCATGGTGGGTGGCTGGACGAGTTGGCGGCGTGGGAGTATCTCAGAGACTCATGGGACATGATTCAGTTCGGTATTCGACTGGGTACAAGGACTAAGCTGATCTGCTCGACAACGCCTAAGCCTAAGGACGTGGTGATGGAGTTGATCGAGCGTGAGGGTGACGATGTAGTGATCACACGCGCCAGCACGTACAGCAACATCAAGAATTTGGCGCCGTCGTTCCAAAAGCAGATCTTGCAGTATGAGGGGACTAACCTCGGACGCCAAGAGATTCACGCTGAGATCATCGATCCTGAAGAGGGCGGCATCGTCAAGAGGGATTGGTTCAGGCTATGGCCAGCCAATAAGCCGTTCCCGCGGCTGGAGTACGTCCTACAGTCATACGACTGCGCAACGAGCGACAAGACCATCAATGACCCGACTGGATGCATCACATTGGGTGTATTTAAGCCTGAGGACGGCGGCATGTGCGTGATGATCCTCGACTGCTGGCAAGACCATCTACAGTACCCACAACTGCGTCCCAAGGTCATTGACGAGTTCGAGACGGTGTACGGTGAGGGTAAGACGCGCAAGCTGGTAGACGTGATCCTAGTGGAGGATAAGAGCGCAGGCATATCGCTGATCCAAGACTTACAGCAAGCCCACCTTCCTGTGATTGCGTATAACCCCGGCAGAGCCGATAAAGTACAGCGCCTATCCATTGTGTCCAACATCATTAAAGCAGGGCGTGTATGGGTGCCTGAGTCGTCTGTGCGCAAGGGATACGTGAAGGACTGGGCTGAGGGCATGGTGAGCCAGATCTGCTCATTCCCTGAGACGGTGCATGATGAGTTCGTGGACTGCATCAGCCAAGGCTTACGTTACTTGAGGGATGCGGGATGGATCAGCATCGACTTCTCACGCCGCGACGAGATCGATGAGGAGGACATCACTGACGCTGAGATCTTCAACATGAAGCATCGGGAGAACCCATATGGATCATAAAACTACTAGTCTGACTAGTAATACTTTTTCATTAATTGTCAATTTATTAACAGGGAGCAAGGATATGAGGCATGAAATTACAACGGGATATGACAACAGCAAGGTCATCAAAAAAGACGGTGTGTGCACTACTGTGTGCGAGAACAGATACGAAATTGTTGCCCAAGCAGGAGCAGAGATGTCAGAGCAACACGCAGTACAGGGATTACGAGAGTGGCTCAGAGCGCGCAATGCCAAGATCGTGCAAGACTCTGGGGTTGTGTCAGAGTGATGAGTGCCCTGATTGCCCAAGAGGGCAAGCAAAGGCATAATCTACGCAATTACATCATGAGGTAACGCATGCCCATTCCTGAGCAATACCGCAAGCAACTTGAACAGCAACGGCAGATGGCCGAGGTACGTTCGCAGTTGAGCAAGCAGTACGACAAAGAGATGGCGTCGAAGTACACACGGGATATGCCGACCTTTGCTGAGTGGATGGCCAAGCGCCAGCAACAGCCCCAAGGCATGGCAGACGGTGGGTCAACATGGAAAAGCCCAGACTGGAAACCACACCCAGAAAATGATTTGCTTCAACCAATTGGTTCGTCAAGAATGGTTGGAGATGAAAAACTGTTGTCGCAAGACGATACCTTTTCACACGGATTATCTGAATTTCCATCGAGTAGAAAGTCTTACAGATACTTGTATCATGGTGAAGACAATAAGCCTATTGGATCAATGCAAATTCAAACATCAGGGCCTCGAAGCAAAAAGGCTGTTATCCAAAATCTTTATGTTGCTGAAAACAACCGTAGACAAGGCATTGCATCAAAGTTGCTTGAAAGGGCTAGACAAGACTTTGATGTCAAGCACAGCACTGACTTAACTTCTTCTGGCAGAGCATTTGCAAAAGCCGTAAAAGCCAAGGGAGGTGCTGTGGAGCCCACACAAGACGAGATGCGCCTAGCACTGACAAAAGCAAGACGTCACGGCATGTATTCCCCATTGGAGAAGTTAGCTGTTGATATACCTCGCAACAAGGGTACTGGTGCTGAGTTCATGGCTGAGATCAGTAAACAGCCCGGCTTCAAAGCTGAGGAGGTCGCTGACCGCAAGATCCCTATGCCTGAGGGGAAGATGAGCAAAATTGAATTTTTGAGGCATCTGCGCAAGCATTCAATTCCTCCATTGGAAGAGCACGTTCTGGACGACCACGGTGATTATGATGATGCATTAAATGATCGCGCCAATGATTATTACGGCGACGACATGGATAGATTGTCACCTGAACAACAACGAGATGTTGAAAGTTACGTTGATCAAAATTCAGTCAAATACAAACAATACCAATTACCCGGCGGTGAAAACTACCGCGAGATGTTGTTAAAGCTACCATCACTGACTCCTAGAGAAAAAGAAATAATGATGTTCTTGGAAGCACAAGAGCGTCGTATTCCTCCTTCAACTTTCCAAAATTCCTCTGATGGTGTAAGACTACAGAAGATGCGTGACAAGCAAAGAGGTATTGGCGGTGAGTATCAATCTAATCATTGGGGCGGGATTCCTAATGTGTTGGCGCACTTGCGATTAAGTGATCGTGAAAGCCCAGAGGGTGACAAGCTGTTGCACGTTGAGGAATTGCAATCTGACTGGCATCAACGTGGTCGTAAGCAAGGTTATAAAACTGAAAGTGATCCATTACAAAAAAACCAAGATGGTGAATATGTTTACAAAAAGCCAGATGGCACTGAAGTTAATCTTGGTAAATACATTAACGAACGAAAAGTTCGTGAAGGATTTGGACTATCAAATATTCCAGATGCCCCATTTAAGAAGTCATGGCATGAACTAGGCATGAAGCATGTTCTTCACCATGCCGCGCAAAATGGTTATAAGGGCATAGTAATTACTCCCGGCGAAGAACAAGTAAAGCGTTGGAACGACGAGGGTTTAAAAGTTCACTACGACAAGAAAATTCCTCAATTTTTAAATAAATTTGGTGAAAAGTTTGGCGCTCAAGTTGGCCAACATGTGATTGACAAAGGCGGTTACAAAGTAAACCGCGACAGTAATGAGATGCCATATCGAGTAGAGTCCGAAGGATCACCAGATATCATTTCACGCCACCCAACTGCTGAAGCGGCATGGAACGAAGCCACAAAACTTGGCTCTGTACCGTTACATCATTTCCCCATCACTGAACCGATGCGTGAGAAGATCCTCAAAGAAGGCTTACCACAGTACATGAGTGGTGGCATCATCCATAAAGCCGAAGGAGGCGCCGTGCAACCATCAATAGCCCAAATGAAAATGGAAATGGCCCAAAAGGGTAGCAACGTCGACTTACAAAGGATTGGAGTCAACGAAGCGCCCAACATGTCGCCTAAGCATTTCTTCCCACCCGCAAAAAGCGATATAGGAATGCCAAGCCCCGGCGGTGTGGCCACCCCTAGCGGTATGCCTATTGGCGGTATTGACATGAGTAAGATGCAAGGTGGCCAGCAGTTGATGCCGAACCCTCTTCCAGCCCCTCCACAGCCCCCACAAGGCGCGCAACCACCTCAGGGTGGGCAACCCCCACAGCCACCCCAAGGACAGCCTCCTATGGGTGCACAGCAAGGCGGCGGAAATATCCTACAGATGACGCCTCAAGGTCAGATGATGCAAGCACTAGGTGGTGGACAGCCTCCTAAGCCTCCCGGCATGGCTAAGGGTGGACAGCCATCTGTTGATCAAATGAAAGCTGAATTAGCCGCCAAAAAGGCGCCAGCAAAAGCAGACGCAGGTGACGATGAAGAAGAGGACACACCAGCACCATCCAAACGCATTACGATCAAGGCTGAAGGCCCCGGTGGTGTGACTGGCATCGTTGTGCCCCACCACATGCTTCATGGCCGTAGTTGGATATCAAAGAAGACTGGCAAGAAGGTTGTGGTGCCCGGCATGGCCGACATCAACAAGGCGCGTGCTCAGGTGTATGGCTCAGAAAACCGCGATCCACTGAGCCTTGGACAGATTGGCAAGATTCACAAAGACACACTGACAGAACACTTTACCAAGCCATTAAAAGAACAATTGGCGGCCGAGAAGGAATCGACACAGCGCCTGCGTGATGCCAAGCATTTGGGTGCCAAGAACAACACGTTGGACGAGTCAGAGAAGCTGGACACCGTGCGTCACGAGACCGACGAGGAAGGCCGCACGCACGTGGGTTTTGCATCCAAAGGTGTGGCAGGCCACGCGCTGTACACGTCAGGCCATGGCGACAACATGAAGTACCACGTCATTAACACCTGCCCCGGCCAGACCGAAGGTTGTGGTGGTGGCAAGGATGCCAAGGGCGTGATCGACACAAGCCGTGGCACATGCTTTGCGCCCAATGCTGAGTCACAGTACGTGCATGCGGCCGTGCGCCGTGCAACACACGAGCAGGCCAAGCACGATCCCAAGATGACACGCGACTGGATTCTGGCTCACACTGGATCGATGCGCGAAGCCGCCAAGAAAGCAGACAAGAGCAACCAGCGTTTGCTGTTCCGTCCCAACGTGGTGGACGAGACCGACGTGTCTTCACGTCACGCCATCCGTCACTTGAACGAGCAACGCAGAGAAGAGAGCAGGCCAGACATCATCGCCAACTCATACGGCAAGACCAATGAGTTGCACGACCCTGAGAACGGCTACTACGTGACCCACTCAAACGTGGGCCCCAAGGTTAAGAAGGGCCAAGAGATTGCTGAGAACGTTGGACGCGACAAAGCACGTGTGCGTAACACTGTGATGGCCGCTGACAACCGTGGCGACTTTAAGAACGAGCAGGGCAACAAGACACCGCCCAAGGGCTCGTACATGGTCACCGACGTGAAGCGCGGCTCACCCATGGCCAAGAAGATGGAAGAGCACATCACTCATGCCAAGTACTGGACGACAGGACGCCCTGAAAACGAATTAAGCGCAGAAGAGAAGGCAGAGGGCCCTGAGGGTCACTTCAGTGGCTCTGGACGCAAGACAAGCGAAGACAAGGCTCACTACGGTCACACGACTGTTGAAGGCAAACGCTTCGACTACCAGCGCCAGCACATCCTGCATCCACGCTTGGTGAACGTGCCTATTCGCAAGAAGAACAAAAAGACTGGTGAGATGGAAACCAAGGATCACATGATCCCAACCGACTCACGTTTCAAAGACACCGAGTTCTTGCCAAAAGACAAGTACAAAACCAAAAACGGCAAAGAGGCTGGCCACATCTTGATGACCACTCCCACTGAGTCCACCAGCAATATTGGCCACGAGACCTCGTTCACGCACAACGTGAATCAAAAGCACATCGAGCACGCCATGAAAAACAATGGCGAGTACGAGATCGACAAGCCAGAAGACCAAATCAAAGCGGCAGGCAAGGAATACCGCGCACCTCAGTCTATCAAGTTCTATGCAGAGGGCGGTTCAGTCGATGGCCGTCACGCTGGCTTCAGTCACGACGATTTCCATGCATTCCCTGAGCAGAATGTGGTGGCACAACGCCACCTGTCAATGCGCAAAGGTGATGATGAGGATCGGATGGCGTATCATTCTGGTAGTAAAAAGCATGTCGCAGTCCATAAAAACATGGATACGATGCGCCTTGAATTGACAAGGAAGAAATAATGGACGAGCAAGAAGACTTTCCAATTGAAGAACAAGAAGACGGCAGTGCTGTAGTAGATCTGCCCGATCTTGACATGGAAGAACAGCCTGATGGTTCTGCAATCATTCAGATGGACGACGGCCCTGAGTTCAATCCTGAGTTCTACGACAACCTTGCAGACTCGATTGACCCTAGCACGCTATCATCATTGGCGTTTAGATATTTAGAATTACTTGAAACTGACAAAGAAGCGCGATCACTGCGCGATAAGCAATATGAAGAAGGCATTCGACGTACTGGCATGGGCAATGATGCCCCCGGTGGCGCTACCTTTATGGGCGCATCTAAGGTGGTTCACCCTGCCATGGCTGAGGGCTGTGTCGACTTCGCCAGTCGCGCCATTAAGGAGATGTTCCCGCCAGATGGCCCTGTCAAGACGAAGATTCTTGGCAAGATGGACGACATCAAAGCGGCCAAGTCGGAACGCAAACGCGACTATTTAAATTGGCAGATCACTGAGCAGATTGAAGAGTTCAAGGATGAGCAAGAGCAGTTGCTGACGCAGTTGCCTTTGGGTGGCTCACAGTACTTTAAGCTGTGGTTTGACGAGCAGAAGAAGCGCCCTTGCGTGGAGTTCTTGCCTATTGATCGAGTGATTTTGCCATTTGCGGCAACCAACTTCTATACGGCACAGCGCGCCGCGGAAGTGCATGAGATTACGCAGTACGAGTTTGAGCGACGCATCCGCACGGGCATGTACCGAGATGTAAACTACGTCAAAGCATCTGGCACTTTGGATCAAAACAAAGTTGAGCAAGCCAACAACAAAGTTGAAGGCAAGCAGTTCCAAGACAACAAAGACGGACTGCGCGAGGTCTATCACATTTACTGTTATCTTGAGTTGGAAGACGACAAGAAGACTAAGGGTGAATATGCACCGTACATCTTGATGGTCGACAAACTCGACAACCAAGTTGTAGGCTTGTATCGCAACTGGGAAGAGCAAGATAAAACCATGACCAAGTTGGATTGGGTTGTGGAGTTTAAATTCATCCCTTGGCGCGGCGCATACGCTATTGGGCTACCTCACCTCATCGGAGGCCTCAGCGCGGCCTTGACGGGCGCTTTAAGGGCTTTGCTGGACACTGCTCACATCAACAACTCGGCAACCATGCTGAAGTTAAAGGGTGCAAAGATCAGTGGTCAGTCACAGCAGGTGGATGTCACGCAGATTATTGAGATTGAAGGCGCCCCCGGCGTACAGGATATCCGTCAAATTGCGATGCCTATGCCATTCAACCCACCCAGCCCAGTGCTGTTTGAGTTGTTGGGATGGCTGGATAAAGCCGCCAAGGGTGTTGTTACCACCAGCGAAGAAAAGATTGCCGATGTAAATGCAAACGCTCCAGTAGGCACTACACAGGCTTTGATTGAACAAGGCGCCGCGGTATTCTCATCGATTCACGCACGCATGCACGACTCACAAGCGCGTGTCCTTAAGATTTTGTGCCGTTTGAACCGTTGGCACTTTGATGAGATGAAGAAGGGTGACGTGGTTGCCGAGTTGGAAATCACGCGAGACGACTTTGAGAAGAACACGGATGTAGTGCCAGTGTCTGATCCTCACATTTTCAGTGAGACTCAGCGCATGGTTCAGAATCAAGCTGTGTTGGCTTTGGCTGAAAAGCATCCTGACCAATTCAACATTGGTGCAGTATTAAGCCGTATGCTCAAGCAAATGAAGGTGCCAAACATTAATGAGTTGATGAAAGACGTGCCGTCACCTGAACAACGCACATCGGCAGATGAGAATGCGGCCATGCTGATTGGCCAACCCTCTTATGCTTACTTGCAACAGGATCACATAGCGCACATACAAGATCACTTGCAGTTTGCCATGAATCCGTTCTTGGGTCAGTCGCCATTTGCAGATCCTAACTACCTCAACAACTTGATCGAGCACTTGAAGCAACACATGACATTGTGGTACCTCAATCGCTCGAACGGTTATGTCGAGGAGTCTACTGGTAAGCCCGTGGACAACTATGATGATCCAGCATTGACGGCTACGATTGACAAGATGTACACCACTGTTGGCGCTCACGTAATGCTTGATACTCAACAAGTGTTTGGCCAATTCCAACAGGCGCTAAATCAGATCATCCAAATGGCACAGCAACGCAAGCAACAGGCTCAACCGTTGCCGCCAGATGCACAAGTGGTCAAGGACACCAACATGGCCGAGACACAGCGCAAGACGCAGAAGGATCAAGCCGACATGCAATTGGCTCAGGCTAAGTTGCAGAAGGATATGCAAGAGCACGTCGTTGACAATCAAACTAAAATTGCCATCGAAAACGCGAAATTGACGCATGAAACCATCCAACAGATGGCTCCTGCTCAACCACCTGCGGCACCCGCCGCACCCCCAATGCCACCTCAAGGAGAACTAAATGGCAACGTCTGATCAAGAACAAAAGAGCGTGCTCGTTAAACAGCACAAGCGTCTCGCCATGGGTGAGAAGTTAACTGGACAAACAATGGAATCCAAAGGTACTACTAGTCAGACTAGTAAACCCAAGGGTGGTTTGTCTGGCGCTAAGAAGTCAAATGCTTGAGCAACTGATTCACAGAATCAAAATACGTCAAGCTGAGTTGCATGTAGCCCTTGCACAAGGGGTTCCATCAACTTGGGATGGATACCAACGCATGGTCGGCGAGTACCAAGGACTGCAAATAACCTTGGATATGATTGATAACATGCTGGATGATGAGAAAAATCAAGATTAGTAGCCACACTCCGTGGTGAGACCGCGCTGACTAAGCGCATAACATGCACCTGAAATATGGTGTTTAGGAGAGAAGATGAGTGAGAGAGAAAAGATTGTTGCCTTTCAAGCAACGCAAGATACGCCTGATCCACAAGATTTGGCGTGGGCATTTCCAGATGTGAATCCGGGGATGGCGCCACTAGGAGGACGAGTAATCGTACAACTGCGGCGCATTAAAAAGAAAACAGGACGCATCGTTCTGGTCGAAGAGACCAAAGAGAACGAGAAGTGGAACAACATGATCGGTAAGGTCGTGGCTATTGGCCCACTCGCGTACAAGAATCGTGACACCATGACTGCATGGCCTGAGGGCGCGTGGGCTGAGGTGGGCGATTTCGTCCGAGTCCCCAAATGGGGCGGTGATCGTTGGGAAATTAAAAACCCCGAAGGTGACCAAGACGAAGATCCAGTGTTGTTTATGACGTTGAATGATCATGAATTGATCGCAACAGTCACTAGCAATCCACTTTCTTTTAAAGCCTACGTCTAACAGGAGGAACAAATGGCTGATCCAAAAGACAAACAGGACGATATTGCAATTATTGAGGAGCGTGATGGCTCCGCGGTTGTAGATTTGCCTGACAACATGCTTCAGGACGATGCTTCTGAGGAAAAAGCGGAGGGTGGCAACGTTCGTGATGACGATGCAGACCATCCAGATGACGATGAAGAGCTTAGAGCGGCCAAACGTGGTCGTCGTAGGGCTAAAAAAGACCTGATTCGCAAAACAAATCAGGAAAAAGACGCTCGTTTGACTCAATTACAGCGCGAAAATGAAGAATTCAAGCGTCGTTTAGGTCAATTGGAGCGAAATACCAAGTCAGAGCACCTTGTGCGCATTGATAAGGGTATTGAGGACGCTCAAGTGCGCCTTGAATACGCCAAAATGAAGTTGTCAGAGGCCACACAGAACGGTGATGGCGAGGCAATGGTTGAGGCGCAAACTTTGTGGCAGACCGCTCAAGAAGAAGCACGACAATTACAGTCTTTGCGTCAAAGAGCTAACCAAGAGATGCGCGAGCCTGCACAACAAAGCGTCCCAGACCCTGAAGTTCAGCGCCTTGCGGCACAGTGGATGCGCAAGAACAATTGGTATAACCCAAATGCTACCGATCCTGACAGTAGGATCGCTAAGAAGATCGATGAGGTGATGTCTACGCAAGGCTGGAACCCAACGGATCCCGATTATTGGGACGAGTTAGATAGCCGCTTGCAAAGAGAGTTACCTCACCGCTACAATGCAACTAATGACAACGAATCCCGTGATGTCAGACGACCAAGGAATGTTGTGGGAAGTGCAGGACGCGAGGCTTCAGCCGCTTATGGTGGTTCTAACCGCACCCAGTTTGTTTTATCTCCTGACCGAGTCAAGGCGATGAAAGAAGTGGGTGCTTGGGACAATCCAGAGCGCAAAGCACGAATGGTCAAGCAGTTTATTGAATTCGACCGCCAAAACGGTCGCCGCAACTAATCTAAGGGGAATACATCATGGAATCACGTTTAAAAAAATCTCTCAATGCTGGTGGACGCAATGATCGCTCAAGCGAGGACGCAAGTCGCCAAGCACCTGAAGATAAGTTCATTTCAAAGCAGGAACGTCGCAAGATGTGGAGCGAGGAATGGACGCAATCAGCACTGCCTAAACTGCCCGATATGAACGGGTGGCACCTTTGCTGGCTTTCGACAACCAACAGCTACGACAGCATCGACAAGCGGATTCGCTTGGGTTACGTTCCCGTTAAATCGGATGAGTTGCCCGGCTATGAAGATTACAAAGTGAAGTCAGGTGAGCATGTTGGGTACATCTCTTGCAACGAGATGTTGTTATTCAAGTTGCCAATGGACATTTACCAAGAGATCATGACTTATCACCATCACGACCAACCTCGTGAAGAAGCTGAAAAGATTCGTGTTCAAGTGGAAAATCTCCAAGGTCAGCGCGATAGCAACGGTCGTTCGCTTGCGAATATCGAAGGCGAAGGTATTGGCTCTATTGATCAGCAACCCAACCGAACGCCCGTATTTTCGGGTTAACTAAGGAGTAAATTATGAGTGCAACCTCTGCTCCGTTTGGCTTGCGTCCTGCGTTCCATCCCTCTGGTTTGGATCGCGCTCAGGCGCTGGCTGGCGGCATCCCCTCAGCGTACAACACTGACATTCTTAAAGGTCAGCCTGTACGTTACCAAACTACCGCTATTGGCGGTACTCTCGGCACAATTCTTCCCGCCACCACTTCTGGTGCTTGGGTTGGTGCTTTCGCTGGCGTCCAATGGACTGACACAACTGGCCGTGCCCGTGTGTCTAACTATTGGCCTGCTAATACAGCATATACCGCTGGTACATGCGTGGCTTACTTCTACAACGACCAAAACATCGTTTATGAAATTCAAGCTGACGGCTCAATGGCTCAAACCACCATTGGCAACGAGTTCAACTTCACTAACGTGACTGCTGGTTCCACAACCACAGGTTTGTCGCAAGCCACTTTGGGCTCTGCAACTGCCGTGGGTAATGGTTCACAAGGTCAGATGCGTGTTGTTGACATTGCTCCTTATCCGGGCAATGACTGGGGCGATGCTTACACAATCGTGCGCGTCGTATGTGCCAACTCGCAATTCTTCGGTGCTGTCACCGCAATTGCTTAATTAGCCAAGGAGTAAAAAATGGCCGCACCAATGCGCAGTACGGACTTCCGTTCCATCGTTGAACCAATTCTCAACGAGTGTTTTGACGGAGTCTATGATCAACGTGCCGACGAATGGAGCCGTGTGTTCCGTGAAGAAGATGGCATTCCCCGTAACTACCACGAAGAACCCGTCTTGTACGGTTTCGGCGCCGCACCTCAGTTACCTGACGGTACGCCCGTGACCTACCAACAAGGTGGTGTGCTCTTCTTGAAACGCTACCTGTACAAAGTGTACGGTTTGGCATTTGCTTTGACCAAAGTTTTGGTTGAAGACGGTGACCACATCCGTATCGGTCAGGTGTATGCACGTCACTTGGCTCAGTCCTTGGTGGAAACCAAA